CAAGTTTTGGCGATTCGTCGTAATTGGGTTGAAGACGACGAGTTATGTTTAAAACGTAACCACTTCGTACACTATGTATATATTCCCGGTTTTGGCTTCTATGGTCTTGGACTTATTCACATTATTGGCGGTTATGCTCGTGCTGGAACAAGCATTATTCGACAACTTGTGGATGCAGGAACTCTACGAAATCTTCCGGGAGGATTAAAAGCCCGAGGACTACGAGTAACAGGCGACGACACACCGATAGGTCCCGGCGAGTTTAAAGATGTAGACATTGCCAGCGGGGCACTAAAAGACAACATCATGTTGCTGCCGTATCAAGAACCTTCGGCGGTACTACTTGCGCTCTTAGATAAGATTACTGAAGAAGGCCGTAGGTTGGGCGCAATCAGTGATATGAATATCAGCGACATGAGCGCGAATGCTCCTGTAGGTACAACGTTGGCACTGCTTGAGCGTACGTTAAAGCCGATGGCGGCAGTTCAGGCGCGAGTTCACTTTGCGATGAAGCAAGAGTTTAAACTCTTAAAGAACATCATCCGTGACTACGCACCAGAAGACTATGACTACGATGTATCGGACGAAGATACTGTAAGTCGCACTGTTAAACAGTCTGACTACGATATGGTGGACGTGATCCCTGTATCTGATCCTAACTCGTCTACGATGGCACAACGGGTAGTACAGTACCAAGCCGTTATTCAGCTATCTCAGACTGCTCCACAGATATACGACTTACCACAGCTACATCGTCAGATGATTGAGGTGCTAGGTATTCGGAACGCAGATAAGTTAGTACCGCTGCCAGAAGATCAGAAACCGAAAGACCCGATCAGCGAGAACATGGGCATATTAACTGGCAAGCCAGTAAAAGCGTTTATCTACCAAGATCATGCTGCTCATATCACTGCACACATGGCGATGAAGAACGACCCGATGATTATGCAGTTGGTTGGTCAGAACCCGATGGCGCAAGGCATTATTTCCGCTATCGATGCACACGTGTCAGAACACTTAGCTTATGAGTACCGCAAGCAGATTGAAGATCAGTTGGGTGCACCGTTGCCTACACCAGACGAAGAGCTTCCAGAAGAAATCGAAGTTCAGTTGTCTCGTTTAGTAGCCGACGCCGCACAACAACTTGCACAAGTCCACACGCAAGAAGCTGCGCAGCAACAAGCACAACAGCAAACGCAAGACCCGATGTTCCAGCTTGAACAAGCCAAACTACAGTTACAAGGGCAAGAGCAACAACGCAAAGCTACTAAAGATAAGTTTGACGCTGCACTAGCTACTAAGAAGCTTGAGATTGATGCAGCGAAGGCTGGTGTTGAAATGGATAAAGAAAAAATGCGCTTACAGTCCCAAGAACGTCAGACAGATAAACGACATCAGATGGACGCGCTGAAAACTTTGGCTACACCTAAAAAGCCTACCGGGGATAGATAATGGCTAAAACCGTCTTTGACGTGCTAGTTGAAAAGATAAACGACCGAATCGAAACAGTCCAAGACAGTCTAGTCTCTGGTACGTGTCAAGATTTTGCTGTGTACAAAGAACAGTGCGGGGTAATTCATGGTCTGGCCCTAGCGCGTAGAGAAGTACAAGACCTTGCTAGACACATAAAGGATGACGATGACTGAACTAGCTATTGCTACTGCTGATGGAGAAACTTCAACTTTGCCGGACACGGCGGAGGCGAAAGCGAAACAACTGCCAATCCCTTCTGGATACAAGATTCTGTGCGCCATACCGGACATAGAAGAGAAGTACGACAGTGGGCTAATTAAGGCAGATACAACTAAGAAACACGAGGAAATACTGGCTACGGTGTATTTCGTCGTATCTCTTGGCCCTGACTGCTACACCGATAAGGAACGCTACCCAACTGGCCCGTGGTGTAAGGCTGGAGACTTTGTTCTTGTACGCCCACATTCGGGTACGCGAGTGAAGATTCACGGGAAAGAGTTCCGCATTATCAATGAAGATAGTGTTGACGGTGTTGTAGAAGACCCCCGTGGCATTTCACGTGCATAAGGAGATATAAGTGGAAAAAACTACATTTGAGTTCCCCGATCCAGACGCAGGGGATACGCCTTCTAAGGCATCAAGCGACGAGCTTGAGCTTGAAATTGTTGACGATACCCCACCCGCAGACCGTAACAGGAAGGCTGGCGACCCCCCGGAAGAAGTAAGCGAAGAAGAACTAAATCAATATTCTGATAAAGTTCGTAAGCGTTTACAACACTTTACTAAGGGTTACCACGACGAACGTAGGGCAAAAGAATCTGCTTTGCGTGAACGTGAGGAAGCTATCCGTCTTGCTGAGAATGTAATTGAGGAGAACAAGCGCCTCAAAGGTACTGTCAACAGGAACCAAGAGACTCTATTAGAACAGGCCAAAAAGGCTGTTGAGATGGAGTTGGATCAAGCTAAGAAAACCTATAAAGAGGCATACGAATCTGGGGATGCTGACGCTGTGGTTGCAGCACAAGAAGCGTTCACTAGCGCCAAAGTAAAATCAGAACGTGTAGCTAATTTCCAGATAACCTCTTTACAGGAAAACGAAACTGAGGTACAACCTCTTCAAACTCGCTCTACACAAGAGTCCGTTCTCTCCCCCAAGGTGGCCCGTTGGCAGAAAGCAAATCCTTGGTTTGGGGTAGATGACGAAATGACTAGCCTTGCGTTAGGGTTGCATTCAAAAATGATTAAAGAGGGGGTTGACCCCGAAAGCGACACTTACTACGAGAACTTAAATTCTCGTATGCGACAACTCTTCCCGGAACAATTTGATAGTGGGGAAGACGAAACGACAGAGCCAACGAGTACAAAAACTCGCCAGAAAGCGAATGTTGTAGCACCTGCGACCCGTAGTACTGCACCAAGAAAAATCGTACTTACACAATCGCAAGTGTCTATCGCAAAACGGCTAGGTGTACCGCTGGAACTTTACGCCCGACAGGTTGCTGAAGAAATGAGGAAACAAAATGGCTAAAAATGAACTTAACCGTGAACTAGAAACCCGCGAACACAGCGTTCGTAAACGCTCTTGGCAGCGTCCTGAAACTCTTCCTACTCCTAACCCGGAGCCGGGATTTGATTTTCACTGGGTACGTGTAAGTACGCGTGGGGACATGGATGCCACTAATGTGACCTCAAAGTTTAGAGAAGGCTGGGAACCTGTTAAAGCTTCAGATCACCCCGAAATTCAAGTCTTTCATGCGGAAAATGACCGTTTTAAAGACAATATTGTTATCGGTGGACTAATGCTTTGCAAAACCCCGTCTGAGTTTGTCCAAGAACGAAATGAGCACTTCCGTGCCCAAGCCGATTCCCAGATGAATTCTGTAGACAACAACTTTATGCGTGAAAGTGATCCTCGTATGCCTCTGTTCTCAGAACGCAGGAGCAAGGTAACTTTTGGCTCTGGTTCATAATTAATTTTTGGAGTTAAACATGGCTTATCCTACTATATCAGCCCCCTACGGGCTACAACCGATCAATTTGATCGGTGGTCAGGTGTTCGCCGGTCAGACTCGTGAATTGCCTATTACTACTTCGACTGTCAGCTACAACACTGCCCTGTTTACAGGTCAAGTTGTTCAGCTTGATGCCACGAACGGTACGGTAATTGCGGGTACTCTGGCTAACGGCACTTCCGCTATCGCTGGCACTGTTGGTATTTTTGTAGGTTGTTCCTACACTAATCCAGCTACCAAGCAAAAACTATTTGCGCAATATTGGCCCGGCTACACCTCTGGTGTAACTGATGCTATCGCGTACATTGTTGACGATCCTGATGCGTTGTTCAAGGTTGCGTCTGTTGGCTCTACTGCCAACACTACAGGTCTGACTCCTGTAGCAGTTCCGCAAGCTGCTTTGGGTGCTAACGTCGCTTTGGTATTAAATACCGGCGACACAAATACTGGCAATGCAAAAACCGGTGTTTACTATGATTCAGCTACTGCTGCCTCAACCTACGGTTTCCGTATCGTTGATTTGGTACCTGATACCGCAACCACGTCTGGTTTTGTTGAAGTTATTGTGAAATTTAACTTTGGCTTCCATTCGTATTACAACGCCGCTGGCGTGGCTTAAGGAGCTAAATTATGGCTATTTCACGCGCCCAACTGCTTAAAGAACTCCTTCCCGGCTTGAATGCCCTGTTTGGTATGGAATACAAACGTTATGGCGAAGAGCACAAGGAGATTTACGAAACAGAGACTTCCGAGCGTTCGTTCGAAGAAGAGACCAAGCTGTCTGGTTTCTCTGCTGCGCCGGTCAAAAGCGAAGGTAGTGCGATTGCTTATGACAACGCACAAGAAGCTTGGACTGCACGATACAACCACGAGACCATTGCGATGGGCTTTGCGGTTACTGAAGAGGCAATGGAAGATAACCTGTACGACTCACTGTCGCAGCGTTATACCAAAGCTCTCGCACGTGCTATGGCTTACACCAAGCAAGTCAAAGGTGCAGCTATTCTAAATAGCGGCTTCTCTGGCGGTCCAACCTACGGCGACGGTCAAGTTCTGTTCTCGACTGCTCACCCATTGGTATCTGGTGGCACTAACAGCAACACTTTTTCAGTTCAAGCTGACTTGAATGAGACTTCTTTGGAAGCCGCTGTCATTCAGATCGCCGGTTGGACTGACGAACGTGGTTTGCTGATCGCTGCTAAACCAAAGAAACTGATTGTTCCTCCTCAATTGATGTTCGTTGCTACGCGTTTGCTCGAAACTGAACTGCGTGTTGGCACTAACGATAACGACATCAACGCGATTAAGAACAACGGTGCCATTCCTGAAGGCTACACTGTCAACCACTACCTGACCGATCCAAATGGTTGGTTCTTGACGACAGATGTACCTAACGGTCTGAAACACTTCATCCGTATGCCGATGGCGCAATCTATGGACGGTGACTTCGATACAGGTAATGCTCGTTACAAAGCTCGTGAGCGTTATTCGTTCGGCGTTTCTGACCCACTGGGCGTTTTTGGTTCGCAGGGAGCGTAACGAAAAGGGGGTTTCGGCCCCCTTTTTTATGTGATATAAAGAAGTATTCCGGGAAACCGGTGCGAACGAATGGCTCCCGGCCTGTTACATGCACATCGTCGCACTTAACTCGCATGTGAGGACAATTTATTATGGCAGTTTCTACTACCCAAAGTATTTGGCGTTCGGGCGGCGGCGATAACACTCGTACCGCATATTGTGGCACCGGTCTTATGGTTGCCGAATGGTACGTCGGCAACGTTGCTACTCAAACTGGCAACCTCAAAAACCAAGCTACTGCTGGTTCCGTTACTGGTCAAAACGTTATTCTGCCCGCAGGTGCGGTAATCGTTGAGATCGCAACTACTGTTGCTTCTAGCGGTGCAGGTACGCTGGACTTCGGTTTTACTACTTTCACAAGCGGTACAGCAAGCCCTGCTGCTTTAGCTAACGAGCAATCAACTGCGCGTTCCGCAACTACATTGGCAACAGCGTCAATTCCACAAGCGTCGTTTGGCGTCCCTATGTCTACCACCGAAATGGTGTATTTGACTGCACGTACGGGTGCATCCGCTGGTACAGGCAATTGCGCGGGCTACATTACGTACTACGTAGAAGACCCATACGTCGGAATGCAAAACGTCTGATAGGAGGCCACTATGGCTATGCAAACAGACGTTAAAGGCGCTACCTGCCCTAAAAACGTGGCTACGACTATTTATAATGGGCGTGTCCGCGTTAAAGGGTTGGTTATTTCCGCCACCGCTGCTGCGGATACTGTAAGCGTTTCTGACGGGGCAACCACGTTGTTTACGTACACGGCCCCCGCTGCTGGATCATTTAATGTTTTGATTCCCGGCGAGGGTGTGTTGTGCCGAACTAGTGCGATTGTTACTTGTTCTACTAACCCTAGTGCAGTAGCGTTCTATGGCTAAGAAAACCCCATCCCTTGCTGTCGGTCGCGGTGAAAAGCTTCCGGTTTCTAAAGGGGCGGGGCTTACCGCCAAAGGTCGTGCTAAGTACAACGCAGCTACAGGGTCTAACCTAAAGGCTCCACAGCCCGAAGGTGGCCCACGTAAGAAATCATTCTGCGCCCGTATGTCTGGTATGCCCGGTCCTATGAAGGATGAAAACGGTAAACCAACACGTAAAGCAGCTAGTTTAAAAAGATGGAAGTGTTGACATGAGCGAACACCACGACAACGTAAAAAACATGATCGACCTTTTCTCGGTGTTTGCCGCAGTTGGCGCATTCCTTAACTTATTGACCCCGTTGTTTGGGTTGATTGGTGCTGTACTTGGACTAATGCGCATAATTGAAATGGTCACGGGCAAAGACTTTTATTCGATACTTCGGAAGAAAAAAGAGGTAAGCAATGAAGAAAGTTAAACGGTATGCTGGCGAAGACGATAGTTTTGTCGAAGACGACGAGATTAATCTTGCTGTTAAAGCGGCTAAAAAACCTGACGTAGAAGCGATGAAGAGTGGTATTGCTTCTGGCGCAGCCGCTAAAGAGGACGAGTACGCTCCAAAGACTAGAACATTCAGTACAACTGGCCCAGAAAAACCTAAACCCGCTGCTCCTAAGAAAGCATCGCAAAGTTTTGGTTTGAACCCACGAGAAAAAGATTTGCAGTCAGCTTCTGAAGTAATGAAAGGCGGCCAAGCAGGTCAGCGTCCTACGCAAAGAATGACTAATGCCCCTTTAGATAAACTAAAGGCGGATAGAAAAGTTGCTGCATTTAATGCAGAACGTAAAGCTGCTGCTGAAGAACGTAAAAAAACTGCGCGTTCAACTACATCAGCAATACCGTATGACAGTGTTAATCCAAATCAGTACAAAATGGAAAAAGACCCATACGATAAAAGCAATTACAAATCCGGCGGCTCCGTAGGTTCCGCTTCCAAACGTGCGGATGGTTGTGCGCAGCGCGGAAAAACTAAAGGTAGGATGGTCTAATGGCTGATAACTTAGCGCAACTGGAAGCGCGTATTCGTGTGTTGGAAGCTCGTAGAGCCAAAGGCGAGAGCGTACCGGAACTAGATGTTCTATACGAGCAAAT